CGCCGTAGGCCACCAGCAGGATCAGGCCGTCATCGGAGTCCGACACTGAGTCGCTGGACTCGTTGTCGTAGCAGGCGAGCCCGTAGTCGCTGTGGGCGGCGTCCTCGCCGCCGTACCAGTACTCTGTCCGCGGGTACCGGGCGGCCTCGGGCGTCTTCTGTGTGCCGAGAACGTCGCCCGAGAGGCTCTTGACCGTGTAGGTGTACGAGCAGTCCTCGCTCTCGTTGCCGGCGTAGCCGCCGTCCATCTCGACCTTGACGACGAACGGGCCGACCTCCGGCTCGGCCGCTGGGATGCTGAGCTTGACCAGGGCCCACTTCTCGCCCGTGCCACTCTCGCGCCAGAGGATATACGCCCCGCCCCGGTCTGTGCTGTCGAGCTTGCTGCAATCCCCGCCCCGCACGTCGGCGTATTCGTGCCCATCGTCGCGAACGTTCACCTTCGCCGGCACAAGGCCGCTGACGCACGCCCGACCGATCTCCCCCGCTGCCAGCGGCTCCAGCAGCACGACGAACCGGCCGAAGTGCAGGGACGACGAGGGCGTGACGCCCGCCACGGCGGGCTTGTTCTTGAACTCGTCTGCGTTCTCGCCGGGGTCGATGACGGGCGAGTCGATGCCGAGGATGTGCAGTTGCGACCGGTCGGCGCCGGAGCTGTTCTTGACGAGGACGATGTCCGGATCGCGATAGGCACGGGTGATCTGCTGGCCGGTCCCACGTTGGCGGGCCAGGAAGTCCTGGGCGGCATCCACGAACGTGTTGAACGTGCGCGCCGGGATCTCCAGCGGGTCGCCGGACTGGACTTTCTTGAGGGTGTCGCCCATCAGTGCGTCCTCTCGCGATCACGGCCGTCGGCGCGATGCCACACGACCCGTCTGACCTCTGCCTTGCGCAAAGCCGCGCGGACAGCCCGCCACTCCGATGGCCGGGGTGCCCGCATGGCACCCATGACCTCCACCGTGTAGCGGTCAAGCCACCGAAGCGTGGCCGACCAGGTGTACGGGTCCCCGTACGCGCCGCTGGGGATCACGCGGACCACCGCCGCCAAGGGCTCGATGTCGGCGCGGGTTGCCTGGCCCTGGTCGACCATCGCCTACCTCGCCATCACGCGGTGCACGCGGAGGATCCGCCGGCTGCCATGGTGGTGGCCGGTGATCTGGGCGTTGGTCGGCTGGGGCGCGCGGCTCAGGCGCGAGAACGGGTAGAACCGGCTGTCGTGCACCAGCGGAATTCCGGCGCGGCGCAGGTGCTGGCCGACCAGCAGGTCCTCGGGGCCCCGGCGTTCGGTGAGCCGGTCGGCGACGATCTGTGCGGCCCTGCGGCTCAGCAGATACCCACCGCCCCCGCTGGCGAAGCCACGGTCCTGGACGTTCCAGCCGCAGTAATCCAGGCCTGCCGGCACGCGGAGCAGCCGGACCAGGCAGACGTACGTGTCGTCATCGCACTTGAAGAGGTACTCGAAGTCCACGTTCGCCAGGGCCCACCGGCAGAAGCCGCGCGTCTTCTGCGGCAGCCCGCCGTAGTCGTCTTGGCAGGGAAGCCAGAGCTCGTCGCCGCGCAGTTCCGGTTCGCGCAGGCGCGGGTCGCCCATGAGGAAGATGCAGTCCGCGCCCGGCTTGCCGCCGATCCCGGTGAACCAGGTCCGCCGGCACGAGGCCCGGCGTGCGGCCAGCTTGGGTTTGTCGCCCGATAGGGCGCCGATCAGGATGCGCACTTTCCGCTTGGTGGCCATGGTCAGATCCCCAATCCGGAGAAGTCGCCGTCCTCGTACACCTTTTCGATGTAGACGGCGATCGGCTTCTTGACGAGTGCCTTGGCCGCAGCGTCCTCGGCGTCGGCGTAGCGCACCCACATATACTCCCAGCCCTTCTTCGCGATGCCGGTGATGTCGCCCACGGTGATGCCCGTGCGGTTGGGACTGGCCGCGAAGCGGAAGGCGATCTCCCAGTCGCCCGCGCCGCGCTTGGAGCCGGAGGCGCCCAGGAACAGGCACTCCCCGGCGTCACAGCCCCGGAACGCTCCGTTGTTGACCTTGCCCGTCAGGCCGAACAGCGTGCCCTTGTAGCCGTCGGTGACGACGCCGTCGGCCAGGTAGTGCGTCTCGGCGAAGTGGAACACCGGCACGGTGATGTCCACGCCCTCCACCGAGTCGTGCGTCACACCGATGGCGCCCTTGAAATCGGGCGCGGTCTTGCCGGCCGGGGCGTACTTGTGAATCGTCTGGATGGCCTGGGTGATGTGCTGGCTGCCGCCGCCGGTGTCGAATGAGTAAAGCGAATCGCCCGTCTCGGGCGGCGCGGCGCCTTGGCTGCCTTCCTGCTGGTAATGGGCCGTGCCAACCCACCGGTCTTCGGCGTAGTACTCCACCTGCACCGAATCCAGCACCAACCCGTCATGCGTGCCGGGCGCAGCGGCCGACAGCGCCGCCTTGGCGGCGACGTCGTCGTCGGTCCCGCTGATCAGGTACGTCAGCTCCGCCACGGCATTGTTGCCCGTGGTCAGCGACCGGCTATCGAACTTCTCCTCGACGACAATGGACATCCGTGTCCGTGCTCCTACGCGAAGACCAGGCCGCCGCGACGAGACGCGTCGGCCAGGACCTTGGTGTTCTTCTCCGTCTTCTCCACGGCCGAGGCGATGCGGTCCGTGGCGCCGCCGGCGCCCAACCCCCGAGCCTCGGCCGCATTGAACGTGCCCTTCACGCCCACGGCCCGGTCGACCGTCTCCTTGACCTTGGCGGGATCGAGACCCTCGAAGCTCAGCGCCATCCGCTGGGCCATGTAGAACTGCTTGAGCTTGGCGATGTGCGCGTCGCCCATGCCGGCGGCCTTTGCGGCGGCGATCCGCTCGCGTTCCTCGACCTTGAGCAGTGCGATCCTGCGTTCGGCCCCGTCCTTCAGGGCCTCGGCGGCGAAGCGTTCGATCTCCCGGTCGAGTGCCTTCTCGCGGTCGGCTTTGTCCTGAGCGGATCGCTCGGCGTACTCGCGCCGGATCAGCGCCAGCTGCTTCTCGCGGGCCTGCTCCACGAGCGCGATCTCCTGGCCGGCCTCCTTGGCCATGCGGATCTTGCGGTCGTAGGCCAGGCGGGTCAGGGCAAGCTCACGCTGGAGGTCGTCGCGGATCTGCTGGGCGTCGAGGACCTTCAGTTCGTGGAACAACTCGGCGTTGCGGCTTCGGTACTGAGCAGCCGCCTTCTGGAGGGCGTCCCAGACCTGGCCGGGCAGGGCGCGGGCCTTCCGCAATAGGTCCGGCACGGAGCCGACGATGCGGGCCAGGATGTCCGGCCCGGGCGCCGCGGCCGGGGCCTCGGGCGCCTTGCCGGCCTTCTGCATGTCCGCGATGGCCTTGCGGAGTCGTTCGGCGTCGACCTGGGCGGTCTCGATCTGCTTGTCCACGTCGCCCAAGCTGCCGGCCAGGGCCTTCGCCTCGTCGCGTTCCCGCTGGAGCTTCTGGATGCGCCCTTCCCGGCCAGAGCGCCAGTCGCTGCCGAACAGACGCGCGATCGCGTTGGCCGTGCCTGTGACCGGGTCACCGTAGACCGGCATGGTGTCGATCTCGCCCTGTTTGGCTTTGGCCGTCTCGGCGGCCTGGCGGGCGGCCTTGGCCTGGTCCTGCAGCTGCTTGATCTTGGCCTCGGTGGCGCGGAGTTCGGCTTTCCAGGCCCTTTTGGTGTTCTCCGCGAGGGCCTTGTTCATGAGGGCCAACAGCTTGGCCGTCGCACCAGCCGACTTGCCCAGCCCTTCGATCGCACCGGCCATGGCCGGATAGGCCTTGACCAGGTCCTGGGCGAGCGTCTTGGTCTCGACCATCTCTTCGTTCGTCAGGTGCTGCTTGCTGCGCAGTTCGGCCAGGCGCTTGGCCTTGACCTTCATCTGCTCGTGCTCGGCGCGGACCTGGTCGGCCGTCCGGTACGACAGGTCCACGAACGCCTGGAAGTTCGGCAGCAGGCCACGGACGGCGCTGGTGAGCTTTCGCAAGGCTGCCGACCAGTCGATGGTCGAGACGATCAGGGCGCCCAGCACGGTCACCATGATTGCGGCGGGGTTCCTGGCCAGGAACATCAGTGCCGCCGAGAGGCCCTTGACGGCGAAGATGGTCAGTTTCACCACGCCGATCAGGCCACCCAGGATGGTCGAGAGCGACGAGATCACGGCGCTCAGCGCCAGCAGCGCCGCCCCGACGGCCGTGATGGTGGCCACGACCTTCAGCGTCTGCAGGATCGCGTCCTTGTTCGCCTGGACCCAGCCGATGACCGCGCCGGCATTGGCCTTGATGTCGCCAGCCAGCCGGCGGAACGTCGGCGCCAGCGCCTCGCCGACCACCGACAGCACCTGCAGGGCCGACTGCTTGAGCTGGTTGAACGCGTGGGTCAGCGTGCTGGTCATCTTGGCGTAGGCGGCCTCGGTCGCGCCGGCCTTGTTGCCCATGGCTTCGATGTCCCCGACAAAACCCTTCATGTTCTTCAGCGCGGGGATCACGCCACGTAGCGCCCTGGCGTTTGGGAACAGCTTCACGATGGCGTCGGGCGGGAGCGTGTTGATCCGCTCGAACACGCCGCGCAGCCCCTCGGCCTTGAGCGTGGCGGACGACATCTCAAACCCGAGCTCCCGCGCGTACTTCGCCCCCTCGGCGGAGGGCTTGAGGAAGCTGAGGATGATCTGGTTGACCGCCGTGACGGCGTTCTCCGTCTTCACGCCGTTGCGCGTTAGGACGGCCAGGGCGGCCCCGAGTTCATCCAGGTTCACGTTCGCGCTGGCCGCCGTCGACGCGACCATGCCGATCTGGGGCGCCAGTTCGGCGAAGGTCGTTTTTCCACGTCTCACCACTTGGAAGAGAAGGTCGCTGACCTCGCCCGCCTTGTCGGCCGAGAGGCCGTAGGCGTTGAGGATCGTGGTGATCGCGTCGGCCGCGACGCCCGTGTCGGTCAGCCCGGCCTTGGCGGCCTTCGCCGAGACGGCCAGGACGTCCAGGGCTTGCCCGGCCGGGATCGACGCGGAGAGGATGTCGTACAGGCCCTTGGCGAGTGTTTCGGTGGACTCACCAAACTCGGCCGACATGTCCCGCAGGCCCTGGCGGAAGCGTTTCATGTGGGCCTCGGGCTCGTCCAGCATGGTCGAGACGTTCGCCAACTGCTGCTCGAAGTCGGCAAACACCTTTGCGCCGGCCAAGAGGCCCGTACCCATGAAGGCGCCGACCTTCACGAGCGCGCCGCCGACCTTGCGGACCTGGTCGCCGAAGGCCCGCAGCCGGGCATTGGCGCGCCGAAGTCCGCGGACCAGTTTGCTCTGATCCGCGGACAGTTCGACGTAGGCCTTGCCGGCCCGGATGCCGTGACTGCTGACCATGGTGACTCACCCGGTATCTACGCGGCGGGCTTGGTGTCTTTCTTCGCCTCCGCCACGGCCGCTTCCAGGCCCTCGACCGTCGGGTTGAGCGTGGACAGAACCTTGTTGATGTCCGCCAGGCTGACCTGCCCGGCGTCCTGGGCCTTATCCCGCACACCCTCGACCGAATTGACCAGACCCCGGAACAGCGTCTCCAGATGCGCCACGCGCCGGGTCGGCTTCAGCCGCGCCAGCCAGCCGGCCAGCACGCCCACGGCGGGAATGCCCAGGCCGGCCAGCGTCGTGGCCAGCAGGCCCAGTTGGCTGTCGGCCTCGGCGGCCTCGGCCAGCTTGGCGCGGGTGCCGGGGATCTCGATCACCTTGCCGTCCTCGTCGGTGTCGGCCTTGCCATCGGCATCCAGATCGACACCGTAGGCCTCGGGCACGCCGTCGCCATCGTCGTCGATGGCCACGGGCCCTCCGGCGCCCGGGTGCTCGCTGCGGTACGAGTCGATCAGCTTCTGCATGCCGCCGCAGCCGGCCGCAGCCGCCGTCACCGTGAGGGTCGCCACTACCACTGCCACCAGAATCCACCATCGCTTCATTGCCTGCTCTCCTGTCCGTTAGAACCCTTGCGATTGCGATGGGCGGGTCTTCCGTGCTCGCCCTCGATGAATGCCTTCTTCAGCAGCCGGATGTTGCCGGCGGTAATCGGCACGCCCGCCCTGCGACCGCCCCGGCTGTACGGGTGGAAGTCAGAGGCCTTCGCCGGCCGGGACTTCTTCGGGTCGCGGTGCACGTTGAAGGTCAGGGCCAGCAGCGCCGCGGTGGTGTCCCAGTTCGACCGCGCCCGGCCCTCGGCCATCCACAGCAGCTCTCGTAGCGTCAGCGGGCCGGGGTCGACGCCGACGAGTCCGGCGAGCTCCCAGACCCCGCGCCAGCAGCTTCGAGCCTGCGCTTCAGCTCGCTCTCGATCTCGTCGCCGGCCAGCCGCTTCGTCGCCCAGTCGATTGCGATCCCGCGCAGCTTGCGGCTCTTGGCCAGGGCCTGCGCCACCACCTCCCGCCGGCCCTGCGGGAAAAAACCCACCAACTCCTCCAGCAAGGCGTCGGTGGCTTGGGCGATCACGTCTCCCGCCATCGCCCGGCCGAAGTCTTCGTCGCTGACGCCAGCCTCGTCGGCCTGGGGCTTGCAGACGGCGTACAGCACGTCGCAGAGCAGCACGGGGTCGTCCACGAGCCGGTCCATCAGGTCGCCCGAGAGGGTCTCGATGGCCAGATGCACGCCCAGCAGGCCGTGCACGCGCTTGACGGTGTCGGTGGTGATCTCGACCTGCCAGAGGCGGCCGGCGTTGTCCTTGAACGTCTTCATCGTGGGACTCCCTTCCCGATTGTGGCTGTGCTACACAGAGGCCGAAGCACTGGCGGACGCCGACTCGCTGCCCTCGTCCTCGGGCACCCAGCGCGGCGCCGTGGTCGAGTACGTCGGCTTGGCCGTGATGCTGACGGTCAGCGCCTCCTCCAGCGGCTCGGACCGGCTGAAGTTGGTGATGGAGAAGTCGGCGATCAGGCCCTCGGCGTCGGGGTCGTCGATCACGCGGTCCAGCACCGCCAGGCCGATGAGCAGGTTGTCGAAGTAGGCGTCCTTGATGGCCGCGAAGCCGGCGTCGTCGGTGTCCCACACCATGTCCCACTCGACGCTGGCCTCCTTGAGCGTGCCGACCGTGGCCCGCCAGCCGTTGTTGCCGCGGGTGGTGACGTCCGCCTCGCCCTTCTCCAGGTTCAGCGTCAGGTCCTTGACGTTGGTGATCTCCGTCCACGTCGGGCTTCCGCCCGCGCCGTCGACGCAGAAGAACAGATGCGCGTCCATCCCGAGAATATTCACGGTTCTCTCCTTGGGGCTTCAGGCCACGGAGTCCTTCCACATGGCCGGCAGCTTGGGTTTTTCGGTGTCGAAGGCCGGCGCCATGAAGGGTCGCGGCCGGTATCGCATCACTTTCACTTTGGGCCGGCGCCGCCCCACGCGGCGCTGCACCTGGCCGCCGTGTTCCAGCAACTCCGGCGCTTCCGCCTTGCTCCGCAATGCCACCGGGCCGACCACCACGGACTGGGCCGCCCGGTCGTAGCCGAAGAAGATGAACTTCTTCAGCAGGCCACTGTGGCTGCTGGGCGGCTTGCCGGGCTGCGATACGCGTTTCCGCTTGCGGATGCT